TACGACATCACCACCTTGCAGTTTTCCATTAAGCGAAAATATCCGCCGAACGCCAAGCCTGAGGATATCGAGCGGGAGGAGAGGCGTGCCTAACGACCCATCCGCCCAATTCGAGGGCATCGCCAACGTGCCGCCAAAGACCCGCGCGGATGCCGCGTTCCTCGTCGAGCACGGCTGGCGGTACATGACGCGCACCCGCTACACCTACGGCTGGCACTACTATTGGGACCATGATCGATACAGGCCACAGAACGGCTACTGGCTCACTCAAGGCGAAGCCGTGCGCCTCCAGAAGGCCGTGAACAAGCGGAGGAAGTTGAAATGAAATCTGAAACATTCCTAAGTCCCAAAGGTAACAAGTTGAAAGTCCACCCGCCTGACGAGAACGGGTACGGGATCGTAACTTTCAACGATTGCGAGATTGCGCGCGTTCGGTACGACGACGCAAAGGGGGTCACTCTCCAAGATGGGCGCACGATGCCACCCTTGGAATTCGGGAAGTGGCTCTTTCAACTGGCGCTGGATTTGGATCAGGATGCGGTACAATGAAAGTGCCCGGAGTCGCGACCGGGCGGATCTCGCCGGATCGGGAGGGGCTTCCAACCCTCCCAACGGCACAGAAAGGCTGTGGAAGCAGCATGAAGAATGACGCCCCAACGGGGCAACCCCAAGGCGCACCTGCGCAATACCCCCACATCGAGAGAGCACTAAGCGAAGGCGTTTCCGCCGTCTGCTTCGGCGCTCTTCAGAAATGGACACAAGAGGAACTCCGCGCCCTGATCGACGAATGCGGCACGTTCCATGAGGCAAACTGCCTGCTGATAGAGGACTGGTACAAGGAGCAGGTTTTTAAGGCCGAGAACTTCATGAGCGCCGGTCGAAGCAAACGCCTGGATGACCTTCGCAAAGAGAAATTCTTTGACTCGCTCGCAAAAACCTCGGAGATGTGCGCCGTCGCCATGCTGTTTTTGGACGAGCCGATGGAGGTTGAGGAATAGGTCCATGCTCCACAGTTATCCCTGGTACATCAAGGATTGGCTTCTCAGCGAAGCTCGTCTGACGATGACCCTTTCCCAGCGCGGATTGTACCGCGATCTCCTAGACCATTTCTTCGAGCAAGGAAGCCTGCCAACAAACGAAGCAGCTCTATTCCGCATGGCTGCCTGTGACCAGCGGGAGTTTAAGGCTGCGTGGCCCGTGGTACGGCAGAAATTCGAGGAACGGGACGGGCGTCTGTACAACCGAAAGGCTGAGGAGGTACTCGCCTCGAAGATAGCGCGTCAGGTGAAAAACGCCATGTCCGGGTCAAGCGGCGGCTTAGCGCGCGCTAAAAATTCAGATAGCAAAGTTCAAGCAAACGCTAAGCAAGTGCTAAGCGAATGCTTAGCAAACGCCAAGCAAACGTCAAGCAACGGTTCAAGCGAGTGCTTAAGCAAACCTCAAGCATCGGATGTCGCGCACGGGCGCGCGCGTTCTCCGTCTCCAACTCCGTCCAATACCCCTAATCCCCTTTTGATCGAATCGGATCAAACCGCCGACACGGTGCGAGAGATTTTCGAGCGCGTCCTATCGCGCCACAAATCGAACTACCGCCATACTATGAAAATCCAGATGATCCAGCAGTACTGGATAGAAGCGATAAGCAAACGTCCTGATGATCCTATAGCTATGGCAATGTTGATAGACAGGGCTCACTTATCAGCTTGCTCTACTGACAATTGGCAGGGAAAATACCGCGAGGCGTTGGATAAGTGGCTAGACCGATCAGGGTATATGGATCATTACCCTGAGCCTGTAGATGAGAACAACGGCTATATCGATGGCCGCCAACTACTCAGAGATCAGGAGGCTTTGAATGCGCAAGGCGACTGATTTGGAGTGGCCGGTACACCTGATCGATACGGAAGCTGAGCAGTTCGTGCTCGGAACTTTGGTGCGAGAATGGCAGCCTGACGCGGCGGATTTGATCGACGAGTTGTGCTTTCAGAGTCACGATTTGCGCAAAGTTTGGATCGCCTGCGAAGATCTAGTGGAGCAATCGATTACGCCGTCCGTCTCGGAGGTTGCGCGACACTCGAAAGAAAACTCTCTCGGGTTCACGTTCGATGAACTGCTGAAGCTGTGGGAAAACGGAATTCCAGGCGTGAACTTGGACCGCTGGATAACCCGGCTGCGGGACCTTGCCAGACTCCGAGACGCCTACCGGATCGGGCAGCAACTCCAGGGCGGATCGATTGAAGCCATCGAGGACAGCCGGAAGCGCCTGCAAGACCTGGAGAGAACGGGAGGCGATTCGCGCCCACAGACGATTGGGACGATCCTGGAGGAGTGTGGAGGCCCGGACGCCGTTCTAAATCGTCCTGAGGGCTCCGTAGAGCCACCGTGGCCTATTCTACGCGCGACCATGAACGGGGGATTCACCCCAAAATCCGTTACCGTGCTCGCCGCGCGCCCTTCTGACGGCAAAACGGCCATGGCTTGGCAGATTGCACTCGGGGCGGCCGGCGCGGGCAAACGCACGGCCCTATTCTCGCTGGAGATGGGTAAGCAGGACTTGCTGCGACGCATTTGGGCAGAGAGATGCTCGATACCGCTGAATCAGATCATGGCAGGCAAACCCACGGCGTTACAGCGTTCACTCATCCGCAAGTGCAACGCGGAGTTGAACGAGTGGCCGCTGGAAATGTACTGCGACAAGTTCGGGCTGGGGGATATTTCCCAGATCGTCAGGCGGCGCAAGGACCGTATTGAGTTCGTTGTGATCGACTACCTCGGATTGGTGAACGCGCGGAGGAAATTCGGCAACCGAAACGAGGAAGTATCGTACATCTCTCGCAAAATAAAGGAATTGGGGATGGAGCGAGACATTCCAATTCTTGCGCTACATCAACTCAACCGGGCCAGTGAAGCGGACGGACATCGACGCCCGCAACTGAGCGACCTGAGGGACAGCGGAAGCCTGGAGCAGGACGCAGACAACGTGATTTTCATCTACCGCCCGGCGGCGAAACGCGGCAGTGCGGAAGATCCAAACTTGCGCGAGATCATTGTGGAAAAGCAGCGAAACGGGATACGGCACGTCTCGATACCGTACCGCTTCGAGGGGCAATACGTTCGTTTTGTGGAACTGGAGGATTGAATTGATACGGTGGGACCGGAGGTCATGCGAATCAGTAGCGGCGACATTTCGGAAGTTGAACGTGCCGTGCAAGGTAGTGTCATCCCTAACAGCAAAAAAATATTATGAGTGCAGGATGGAAAACCACTAGTCGTGGAACTGGAGGATTGAGATGGAACACCAATACAAGCGACCCATGCCGATAGCGGATTACCTCGCATCGCGGCAGGGGCATGTGTGGACCGAAGCCGACACCGAGGAGGTGATGCGCATTTTTCGCGAGGTTGACCGGCTGGCCGAGTCCCTCGTGGCGAAAGCGCGGGAGGAGGCGGATGAGCGGCTGGGGCGCGTGCACCCGGTGATGGTGAAAATCCCGCCAGTGAATTGGGGATGACTGAGGCACTGGTGGAGAAGTCGCGGGCTGAGGGGTAGTGTCCCAATAGTGGGCAAAAACTTACTTGACAAGTCAAGTAAGTTTTTACCCAATATTGGATTACCCAACAAAGTGATGTTCGACATGATGCGTGTCGCTAGTGTTGCTCTCCATCCAGGCACCGACGTTCTCATCGGAATGGATATTCTCGGACTGGGAGAAGAAACAACAAGTGCCCATGTGGAAGCGGGATGAAGTACAAGAAGTGCTGCGGAGCATCAAAAACTCAAGCAACGCACCGCTAGGACACTACCGGCTGAGGCGCATCCGAAGCAAATTTGGCTAGAAAGGTTCGTGGTTTAAGTGCTTCCATGCACCCGCAAACGAAAAGCCCCTGCCGTGTGGGCAAGGGCTTGAGAATCAGCTAGTTGGAAACTATGCCCCCGTAGGGGTTTCGGCCTATCCCACTTCGGGGTATGTTTCGGCTTCGATCTCGGCTTCCGCTTTCGTCCGATAAGTGCCCTTCAAGCGGCATGTTCCGTTGCACCGCTCCGCGAGCGTCCATTCCCTCCCGCTGCGGAAAACGATCAGGTGTACTGGCCAATCCGTGTTCATGACCGTCTTGGTTCCAATCTTGCGTTCGTACTGTTTCTGTCTCATCTTTCCTTCCATCCCCGTCTCTTCATCCCACCGGCACCGTTGGGTTTCGGCCTTGGCGCTTTCTGTTCTCCCCAGTTGCAAATTTCACCATCAAACTCGCCCGGCCATGTGCGCATCGCATAATCTCCGCTGTTCAACCGCCATTCCAAATCGTGCTGAAACGCGGTGCGATTCGGTGCCGTATCCAGCCTCGAGAACGTGGCGGAAGAATCCAGGTGCTGATGTCAGGATTGCTCTGAGTAGACGTGATGGCCGCTGGCGCTTGACAGCTTTTCGCGACCAGACGAGTTTCAGGTACACTTCGTTACGTGCTGCAAACTCCCATGGAATCATGCAGATGAACGTTGCGTCTGAGTTATAAAGTGGGATTGTTTTAGCCTGAGACACTTGTGGAGGGAGGGTACTGCGCGGGAGTGGATTAGTGAGCGTCCCGGCGCTCATGCCATCGCTTAAACGATACTACGGCATGGGGTTGCTGTCAAACTGAAATAAAACACAACAACATGCTGTTTTATATTGACTACACAACAGCATGCTGATATGATTGAATCATGGAAAGCAAAGTGAGCCGGAAAGAAAAGAACCAAGGGATGAATTGGATTCGCCCAGTAAAGCGTCTAGCGATCTACCTACGGGACGGTCTGGCTTGCGCATACTGTGGCAGTTCGGTCGAGGAAGGCGCAAAGCTCACTCTTGACCACGTAGTGCCCTACAGCAAGGGTGGGACGAATCACGAGTCCAACCTCGTGACCTGCTGCCACAAATGCAACAGTAGCCGCGGAAACCGCTCCTGGCGCAAATTTGCCGCAAGCGTGGCGGAATACATCGACCACGGCGCGACCGCCGAAGCCATCGTGGCGCATGTAACCCGCACCACCCGCCGTAAGCTCGATATCGCGGCGGCTTCTGAGTTGATCGAGAGACGCGGTGGTTTTAGCGCCGCCGTGAAAGGTTAAGTCATGCGATACGAAGCTGACTGGGATCTATCCACGATCCCCGACGAAATCATGTCAAGCGAGTGGGGTAGACGCCGCGCCGCGAAGCGCAAAACGCGTGGCGGGCCTCCGCGCAAGCCTACTCCATGTCCTCGGTGCGGGGTGACTTGCCCGACCGCAAAGGATGCACGCATGCACTGTGTGCGCATCTATCCTTCTGCTAGATTATCCGCCTCAGTGAAAATCTCAACCTCTCCCCTTTTGAAATCGATGTAGCCACAGTACGTTCCATTCGCGTCAAGAATCATGAAATTCCCTACCGCGTTTCTTTCCACAGTCCAGCCGGGATTGTCGGGTATGCCCTGAGCCGCCGAGGTAGCGTTGGCCTTGAAATCCTGTATCGTCACCGTGCCTCCTTCCGTGGCCGCCCGGCCCCATTCCGTGCGCCTCCCAGCGGCGGGTCATCCACCCCGAGCTTCCGGCGCGCGTACTGCGCCAGTGACCACCGCGTACTGTCTGCCAACTTCACCAAGCGCTCGTAATCTGTTGCAAGCACTCGTACTTGCAGCAACTTGCATTTTTCCATACCCCAGCATAACTTTTTTCATGCGATTACGCAAGTTTTTTGTTGACATGTGATAGCAAGCGTAGTATGCTGAATATGTAAGAAGGTTGAGATCAACTGGCCGCACGGGAAGGAAGGAACACAACATGAAACACGAGTCGCGGCTGAGCCGCAAGGGAAGGGAAAGACGATGACACTGAAAACGACACTTGTAATGGAGGCGAACTGGTTCGGACGCGCTGCTACTACTCTCGAACAATGGGGGACACCCGATGCTGTAGAACTCCGGCGCGAAACGGAAACCCTGGATGCGGCTAGCAACGTGATCGACGAATCCGGCGAGGTGCTGAAAAACCTCTCCGCGATGCTGCCAGAGTCCACATGGGTAGAAGTACTCAGTGATTCGCAGGATAGCGAACTCGACCACACGCGCAACCGTTGTCTGCGGGTGAGGCTTTCAACCCCGAGTGCGGCTGATCTCGCCGCTGCGATCAACTGAGCCGCAAGGGAAGGAAGGAACACATGATTATCACAGCGAAAGCATCCACGGTCCGCGCTGCCGCGAAGCGGATTGGCGAACTTGCAAACCTCACGATCCGCGTCGGTGAATCAGCCCGGCGCGCGGAGAACACATTCGTTGACGACGACGAATGCTCCGTCCGGATTGCGGTACAGAGCGCGGGCGTTGAGGAAATGCTGACCGTGCTGTCGGAGAAGTACGGAACTCGGGATTGACTCAACGGTGCCGGTGGGGTGAAGAGACAGGGACTGGAGGAAACTGAGATGACATTACAAACCTATTGCGACAAAAACGGAATCGGCTACACGCTGCGACCCGCAACGGAAACGAGGAACGCGCGCCTGACGCTGGATGGACAGTACTTGGCACTGCGTTGCTTCCAGGAGTTCGACCCCAACGCAGAAATCGATGAAGACTGGCTGAAAATCCGCGACGGGGGCGAGCAAGTCGACGACGAGACACCGGGCGAGTGCGATCAGGAGCAGGAGGAAGACATCATTGACCACGCAACTATGGGATGGGGAGGATTGTTCCGCCGCTGAGTAGGCCGAAACCCAACGGTGCCGGCGTGGTGAAGAGACGGGGATGGAAGGAAAGATGAGACAGAAACAGTACGAACGCAAGATTGGAACCAAGACGGTAATGGGTACGGACTGGCCCGTACACCTGATTGTTTTCCGCGACGGAAGCCGCTATGCGCTGGCTGAGCGGTGCAACGGGATATGTAGGCTGAAGCAATCGTTTCGGACGAGAGCGGAAGCTGAGATTGAAGCGGAAACATACCCCGAACAGAGTTAGGCCGAAACCCCTACGGGGGCATAGCTTGCGTTAGGTGCGGGTAGGGTGAAGAGACGGGGATGGGAAGGAAAAGACAAATGAAACCGACATGCAAAGTTTGCGGGTGCCCGCCTTTTTTGGCGAGCAAAGGTGTGGCGGGGGCAAATAACCTCCACGAACATTTTTTCGGCCGGGGCATGATTGCGGAGAACCGCCACGCGATGGATGCCTGCCATGGTGGATGCCCCGGGCAAAGGCTGTTGGCAGAGCAGTGGTGCCCTGACCGCTTTGAGGGCGGCGTGGCTGTCCCGGCTCACCTGTCGCCAGACGAAAAACAGGAGTATCTGCGGAAGGTGGAACGCGAACTGGCGAAGACTCATGTGCTGTGCTCCGTCCATGGCGGAACACACCTATGGTGGATGCAACCGGACCGTGTTGCCGCAGACCGGGCGAACTACGAAAGGCAGGCGAGTCTGGGTGCCAGCGACGCCTCGTACTACAAGATTGTGGAAATCGAGGATACCTCGGCACTGTTCGAGGCTGGGGACGCGAAGGCACGCTTGAGAGTGCACGAAGAGTGGCGCAAGTTGTCTGCTCGCTGATGTGCGGGTGGGGGTGAAGAGACGAGGGACGGGAAGGGAAACTGAAATGGAATACGTGATCTATCACAAATCGCAGGCGGGTAACCCGGAACTGCACACCGATGGGAACTGGTACTACCAGCCGGATGGATACGACTCAGGCGACGTTTTCTCGCGTGGGTATGCCACCCGTGAAGCAGCGGAGGAAGCCTGCTGGCTGTGGGCTACCACGGAGGATGAGGATGAGCCTACAATCCGCTACGATCCCGACATCAACGCCGACGAGATCCGCCGTGCAATCCGCAATGGCGGCGGATGGCTCGTGGACAACGAACTGTTTGGCACTTGCGCCATGCTGATGAGCGGCGGGGATTTTCGCAAACTGTGGCAATGTTGCGGCAAGCGTGCCGAGACCGGGATGAGCCTGCCAGCTTACACGGAGTACGTAAAATCGAATGCGCAATTCATCTATCCCGAGGATCTTGCGTAGGCCGAAACCCTACTTCAGCGGCTTCATTCCAACTAGCTGATTCACAAGGCCCTTACCGAAAGGTAGGGGCTTTTTGTTTGCGGGTGCATGGAAGCACTTAAACCACGAACCTTTCTAGCCAAATTTGCTTCGGATGCGCCTCCTCCCGCGCTTTCGCCACGAGTTTGCGAAAAACCCGCATCACCTCCTCGGTGTCCGCTTCTGTCCAAACCTGCCCCTGCCGAGATGCGAGGTAATCCGCTATCGGCAGGGGTTGCTTCTGTAGGCTTTCCATCTCAGTCTCCCAGTTCCTCAAATCTCACGTATTGCCCCTCGAAGCGGTACGGTATCGAGACGTGCCGCATTCCGTTCCGTTGTTTCTCCACGATGATCTCGCGCAGGTTCGGGTCTTCCGCGCTCCCACGCTTCGCCGCCGGCCGATAGATGAAAATCACGTTGTCGGCGTCCTGTTCCAAGCTGCCACTGTCCCTCAGATCGCTCAGCTGCGGGCGTCTGTTACCGTCAGATTCACTTGCCCGGTTGAGTTGATGAAGCGCAAGTACTGGGATGTCTCTTTCCATCGCCAATTCCTTGATTTTGCGTGAGATGTAAGATACTTCCTCGTTCCGGTTGCCGAATTTCCGCCGCGCGTTGATGAGCCCGAGGTAGTCGATCACCACGAACTCAATACGGTCTTTCCGGCGTCGGATGATTTGGGAAATATCTCCCAGCCCGAACTTGTCGCAGTACATCTCCAGCGGCCAGTCGTTCAACTCCGAGTTGCAATTGCGGATGAGTGAGCGCTGTAACGCCGTGGGTTTCCCGGCCATGATCTGGTTCAGTGGGATCGAGCATCGCTCTGCCCAAATGCGCCGCAACAGATCTTCCTTGCCCATCTCCAGAGAGAAAAGAGTTGTGCGTTTGCCTGCCCCTGCCGCCCCAAGTGCAATCTGCCAAGCCATGGCAGTTTTTCCGTCCGATGGGCGCGCAGCGAGCACGGTAACGGATTTTGGGGTAAACCCACCGTTCATGGTCGCGCGTAGAATAGGCCACGGTGGCTCTACGGAGCCCTCAGGGCGATTCAGAACGGCGTCCGGGCCTCCACACTCCTCCAAAATCGTACCAATCGTCTGAGGGCGAGAATCGCCGCCGGTTCGCTCTAGGTCTTGCAGCCGCTTCCTGCTGTCCTCGATTGCCTCGATGGACCCGCCTTGCAGTTGCTGCCCAATTCGGTAGGCGTCACGGAGTCTGGCAAGATCCCGCAGCCTAGTTATCCAGCGATCCAAGTTCACGCCGGGAATCCCGCTTTCCCACAACTTCAGCAATGCATCGAACGTGAACCCAAGCGAGTTTTTTTTCGAGTGTCGCGCAAGCTCTGAAACGGATGGCGTTATCGATTGTTCCGAAAGTTCCTCACATGCGTTCCAAAGTTTGCGAAGATCGTGACTCTGAAAGCACAACTCGTCGATCAAATCTGCCGCTCCAGGTTGCCATTCACGTACCAAAGTCCCAAGCACAAACTGCTCAGCTTCCGCGTCGATCAGGTGAATCGGCCACTCGAAATCAGTCGCCTTGCGCATTCAAAGCCTCCTGCTCTCTGAGTAGCTGCCTACCGTCGATGTAGCCATCGGTTTCTTCAACTGGGTCCGGATACTCATCCATATAGCCTGAACGAGATAGCCACTTGTGCAAAGCCTCACGGTACTTTCCAGACCATGCATCTGTGCTGCATGCACGCTCATGGGCTCTGTCAATTATGCAGGCTTGCGCGAGAGGATCATCCAATCGCTTTGCTAGTGCGCTCATCCATTCCACCCGGATCTGGTTCAATTGCATGGCATGTCTGTAGTTTGCGGCGTGCCGATTTTTGATCCGTTCCAAAACTGCATCACACTCAGACTGTGCATCTGTTAGGGGGTCGTATTTTTCAATCAGATTCCCGTTTCCGGAAATGGGGACTACATGGGTATATTCTGTATCTGTATCTGTATCTGTATCGCGCGCGCGAGGGCGTTTCGTAACGGTTTCTTGAAACGTTTCAGAAACGGTTTCGTGAACTGTTTCCGAGTGTTGCTTCTTCCGTTCCCGAAACGCTTGTACCCGTTTCGTTGAAACGTCGGATTGAAACTGCCTAGCGTCCCAATTGTGGGGCCTTAATGTGCCGTCATTTGATCTCTCTAAAAGACCTTTATCTATGAAATTTATCAGCATCTTGCGAGCGTCAAGGGTGGACAACCTTAGCGTGTATGCCACGTCTTCATCACACGGCAATTTACCGTCGTTCTTACACGCAATGCACAGCAACATCACCCACTGCTTGAACTGCTTGTCCGGTAGTCGGCAGACTTTTGGATCGTCGGCTACCTCGGCGTAAAAGCGGAACCATCTCACGCCGCACCTCCGTACACATGTTCCTTGATCGCCAACAGAAATGCTTCGTTCCCTAACCGCACTGGCGGACCGCACCAGCGATCCCAATCCTCAGCGGTCAATGGCATCTTTCCGGTGCGCACCCAATGCGCCAGATACACCAGCGCACGCCCTTGGTTACCTCCCCAAGGATGACGGCGGTGCTTGTCGAAGTATGAATCATCTACGATCCGCACCTTGCAGGATCGAGGAATCGGATCTCCGGTCTTCATGTTGAAGCCTATCCATTCCAGCCATAGCGATGAGTCCCTGTAGGCGAATGCTGGACGAGATTTCAGGTAGGTAGAAGCCATCGTCGCCAGTCGGCAGCGTTCTTCTCGCTTGGCTTTGACGGGGTCTTGCGCGGGTGCGCTTTGGGGTTGCCCTGTCGGGGCGTCAGTATCTTTCACGACGGCTGCTACCGTCCTTTCATAAAATGCCGGAGGGAGGAGTAGCAGCTCCTCCCGTGGTTCCGGCGAGATCCGCCCGGTCGCGACTCCGGGCACTTCCATTATACCTTAGCTGGCCGCTCCATTGAACACAGAAATGCCAGCCTTCGCAATCTGATCCGTCACCAGTTCGAACGCTTCGCGCTTGCGCCGGTCGGTGTGCAGGAGATCGTACCAAATACTCAGTTTGCCTCCAGTGATGCGATAGCGGATGCGGGCAACGATCACAATGGCGGGCTGGCCGTCGTAAACCGCAATCTGGATTTTGAACTCGCGCGGCACGGTTTTCTTCTCGGCACCGCCGAACGTTCCCTTTACCTCCTCCCGGAATGACAGTTGCACTTGCCCGTTGTGCAGGTTGGTTGCCTGCTCAAACTGGGCGTTCGATGTTGCGTTGAGCGTGGCCGCCAGATAGCCTGCACCGCGTTGTATGCCGCTACCCACGCCGTGCGGTTGTAGCGGTACTTCGATCCGTTCCGCCCGATATCGAGAAACTTCACCATGTAGACTTGTCGTTTCATCCTTCCATCCTTTCGACTTTCGCGTCCTTCAGCCAATGCACCAGATTTGCGAGCGGCTGACCCCGAAACTTTCCCCATATCGCCGGCACCGCCACGATCCGGCCATCGCGCACGTCCACCTGACCCGTCGCCATGGTGGATGTTACCCAGTACTTTTCAATCTTTTCCATATCGACTATCCCTTTCGTGACGTCACGAAGATGATCGCGCGGCGTCGATGGCTTCGCGCAAAGTGGCATGCCGTTTCTGTTTATGCAATGGATACCTGTATATAATCCACTCAGGTTTATCAGGCCAGACGTTCTTTACTCCACCGCCATGCTCGTCCATCCAATCTATCCGTGCCTTGTCCTCGCAGAGCGCCGCATTCGCTGCCTTCATCCGACGTATCTCCGCGATCAACTCTAGGACGCCGTAGCTGCTCGCGTCCAGCGAGTCGGCGTTCTCCAAGTACAACTTCTTCAGTTCGTTCAACCGTTCGTCGGTCATCTCAGTTGCCCTCTCGCGCAGCGTCATAGCGGTCCCGTATTGCGTTACTATCCGGCAGCGGGGACCAGAACAGCGTCTCATCGTCATCTTCATACGGCCAGTCGCTCGCGTCCGGCGTGCCACAATACGGCGGCTCACAGATCGGCATACGATGCCACAGTACGCATCCAAAATCTTCGTGCCACACCGACAGCGGGCGGACTGTCTCCAGTTTGTCCTTGTACTTGCGGAGCGCCGCGTTCTCCGCTTTCAACTGTGCAATCTCAACCTTAAACTCATCCATGATGTCTCCGTAAATGCTCATCTCAGCGTCACCCCTAACTTCCACATCTGCTCCTCAAAGTCTGCCTCGGAGCGCGGGACCAGAACGACGTGGCCCTCCTTGCGAAGTACGGCGTGGCACGCGATCTGCTCCTTGGTAATCAAGGTCTTGGCCGCCTTCGTTTCGATGTAGATGACATCGTAAATTGTCTCTTCGCCCCCGTATAGTCCTATCGCCCGTACCGCGATCAAATCAGGTTGCCCCACCACCGCCGTTGGATCGACGTACCGCCGCGTGCTGACCTTGCCGCCCTTCTCGTAGGTGATGGTGCGGCCAGCCATCGATTGCGTGTCGAGTTTATGTACCCTCCAGCCATTCGTTTGCAGCCGAGTGATGATGGCGCTCTCGATACTCTTCTCCGACACGCGCGGGCGCTTCGGCTTCGGGCGCTTGACGATGGGCGCGTGGTTCCCGTCAACGCGGGCGCGGCGTCTCATCGCGCCCTCTGCAATCTGAACGGCTGAGGCTTGATCTCGCGCACCGTGCCGTTGTTCAGGTGCGCGAATTCCTTCGCGGCTATCTCATCCACGAAACGCATCACGCCCTCTCGACCGTGCAGGTGGCTGTAGTACACCACCTCCCACCGCTTGCCTGATGGCTCTACCTGAGCCCTGAACGGCCATGTGCCGTCGCGAAAGCTGCTCATTGCCCCTCCTCTATCCCCTTCAACGCTCTTCGCGCTTTCCGAACAAGAACGTACAGCGGCTCGCACGCTGGTTCGGCGTGATCCTCGCAATCCCAAGAACAGTCTTCGCAGTGCGTCGGCTCGACATCCTCCAAGTGCAATTTGCCTTTGCAGACGTGGCATGTCTCCAGAGCATCGAGTAGTTTCTGGATGTCGGCAATGGCGCGGGCCAGTTTCAGCGTCATTGCCCCTCCTTCGGGAATCTCGCGCGGATGTCGGCGGCAAAGTTCATAGGCCCGCGCCAAAATTCATCGCCATCCAGCAATTTGCCCTTCAACGGGGCATTCTCCACTGCATCAGCGCACTCATCGGCCACCCGCTGAAGTTCGGCGGCGAAGCCATCAATATAGTCGTCATAGGTAACTCCGCGGTGCAGCTTCTCGTCGCGTATCCTGTTGAAGGCCCGCTCTACCCGTTCCTTAGCCCAGTTCATCTCGCCACCTTTCTTGCGGCATCTTCAATCAGCCGCTTCTGCTCTGCCGCGCTGTAGCCCGTCTCGTAAGCCGAGAGCCACAGCGCGTTTTTGCGGATCACCTCGGGTATTGTTCCGCCTCCCGCGAGTCCGTGGGCGAACCCGAGGTCGTGCGCCTCCCGGATGTAGCTCTTCGATGGTGGTGAATACTTGCCGTCGTCGATCATTCAAAAACCTCCCGGCATGTCGTCCTGAGCGCGCTCCATGGCCGCATCGTCGTACTCATCTTCGGCTATTTTCTTCGATGCGCTCGACATTGAGTTCGTAATCCGGCGCTCCGCATTGGACCTGATCTCTTGCGTATTCCATCGCCTCCAGTTCCGTATCGCATATGACCTCGCCGTCGGCAATACGGTCCATCCGGGCAGTGAATCTCCAGCGTGTCATGCTATTTCTCCCTCAGTCCGTGAATGGCTCGATTATGAGCACATGGATCGTGCCCGCTTTACCGTCGATCTTCAGGCTCTTGAGCGTCGGGTAGAAGTGAGCCTCCATGGTTCCCTCTGTCTTTCCGTCGTTGTCGCCCTTTTCGCGGAAGTTCTGGCAAAGCGCGCGGATGATTTTCAGGCACCAATCGCGTTGAAATTTACGCTTACTCTCTGGAGAATCTCCTCCACCCATCAACCCATCCGCACGAAGTTTCTCCTCGTGGCGAATGATGGATTCCACGTCTCCACCCATCAGCCAAGGCTTCCACTGGCCTCTGTCGGCTCCGTATTCGCACATTCGCTCCACAGTGATGCGGTACTCGCGTTCCGTGTCAGCGTAGGGCGCGGGTTGTCCCGAACGCAATGTCTCAACTTGGTATCGTTCCATGCTATTTCTCCCTTTTCAGGCTCCCCCGCCTTGTCTCGTCTCTACCGTCAGCGGAGTTCCCTGCTGCTTCTCCACCGTGGCGTACACCACCTGGAACCCGGCGCTAACGGCTGCTTCCAGAAACCTCTCCAGGGTGCCGTTATCCAAGTGCTCGGCCTCGTCGAGGATCATGAACGGAATCCCCTCAGTTTTGGTCGATAGCGCCGCGATCTGTACCGCCAGTTCGATTTGCTTTGCCACATTGATAGCGCCGTCCAGCGGTAACCCGTCATAGCGGATTACGCCATCTCGCATTTCAAGGCCGGGAATCGGTACGTTCTCCATCTTCTTTTTCCGCAGCGCGATCAGATCCGCGATTACCGACTCTAGCGCGTTGTGTTCCTTCAGCAAGCCTTCGTAGCGCTCCCGCTCCTGCGCCAGATGCAGTCGCAACCCGTCTGCCCGGTTGTACGTATCCAGCGCATCCTTGGCCCGTCGATGTTCCTCCTCCGCGATACTCAAAGGCTCTTCGTATTTCTGCCGTACGTATTCGTCTGCTTTCTGTGCATTCTCCATGACAGCGGCAATCTGAACCTCCCGCTTATTGCCGATCTCTGCTTTCTTTGTCCGCGCCTTTTCCTCCAACAGTGCGATCTCTGCACGCAGCCACGCATCCACCGCCGCAGATTCCGAATCCGTCTCCGACCATACCCGCTGGCGCTCTTTTAGCGCCTCAGCGCTTACGCTGGCGAGAGCAGCATCGTACTCCCTGCGGATCAACTGCGCTTGCGCCTGCGCCTCCTCTGCCGAACGCTTGACCTGCGCCGAATCTTGGTTGATTGTGGGTACACCGCCCTGCAAGTTCTCAACCGTTTTTTCGACGCTGGTCTTTTCACGGCCTACCAGCGTGCGCCTTTCTCGCGCCGCCTTCTCGATCCGGTCGATGTTTGCAAACGCTCCATCGGATGCCTTGAAGTGCGTAAGGAACCAATCATCGCCAACGGCTTCCTGCAACTCCTTCTCCGTGATCTCGGCACGGAGAAACTTCATGATGATCTTCTGGCGCTCCTTCGGCTCAGCCCTGAGGAACGAAACAGGATCGAATGCCGCAACGGGTGCCAGTTGCTCCAGCACCCGCTGGCCGCCCAGTTCCTCACCGCTGGCCGAGTAGTACTTCACCTCGGATGACTTCTGCTCCCGGTCAGCGTTGCGCACGATGTAGGAGCCATCGCTCAGGGTAATAGTGGATCGCCCCTTCGCCGCGCCCAGCGCTTTCTTCTCCAGCGGAGGCTCTCCGATGATGATCGACCCAGCCCCCGGTGCGTCCGGGTCGCGGACCCAAGCAGGATCGTATCCTCCCCGGAACGTGCCCACGATCCCGTCGATGATGCTCGATTTTCCGGTGCCGTTGGCACCCCGGATGATCGTGATCTGTCCAAGGTCCATTTTCAGGTAGCGGATACCGTGAACGTTACGCAGTTCGATTGACTTCAGTGTAGGTGTGCTCACTTGCTCCTCCCAAGATTCAACGGCCGGCCGCGCGGCGGCTGTTCAGTCTCTCCGTTCTCTTTCGCCAGTTGCTCACGCATGGCCGCGTCCATCTCTTCCTGCGTGGGCTCACCTTGTCCTTGGCGTTTCCGTTTTGCCTCCTCCTCCGTGAGAAGCCTCAGTTTCTCCTCTGCCGCGTCCTTCTGGTCTTCCGGCGTACCCTTCGTGCCGTATTTCGCCTCCATCGCTTCGGCCATCGATGTCTCTCCATCCTTGATGGCGGTAAACAGGCCGCGCAGTTCCTCGATCTGTGCAGGCGATGCCTTGTCCAGAGCCGTTCCGATGTAGGTGACCAACTCGTCGGGCATCACCCGAATGCCAGCGAATGCGTCAATGACCTTCTTGCGGCCCGCGTCCGGGTCACGCTTGTCTTCCTTCTGTTTGGTCAGTTTGATCCGGTCGCGGCAGTCTTGCAGGATATCTGCCGGGATGAGTCGCTTGGTTTCGTCGCGTTGCGCCTTGGAGATTTCCGAGTTTTGCCGTTGGCGAACCTCGTCCTCGGTTGCACGGCAAAGGTAGGTAGGTTCTCCCTTCGAGTTGATACGCTGCCCGATTACTTCGCGGCCTTCCGGTGGAGTCCACTCGCCAGTTCTGTCATCCTTGTACCCGCGTTTTTCGGTTACCTTCGTGATCACGATGTCGCGGCTATCGCGGTTGTTGCGCTCTAGGTCGAGCACTTGCGCCGTCACGATGCGAACATTGGCATCCTCGTAGGTCACGCTGGTAGCAGCGTCGAGGTTGCCGATTTCCTGCCGCGCCACCTCCATGAATCTTGCCGACAAATCTTCCGCAAATGTATCAACCAATCGACCGTTGATCTTCGCCCGACCGGTCGGCTTCTTGTACCATGCGGCTTCCGCAAAACCAGGGCGGTCGCAGTGCTGAAGCAGCCGCACCCGCACCACGTCCCAACTCCTCTGATGCCTCTCGGCCATGATGAAGCGAGCCTGCACCATGGCCTGTTCTCGGGCAGCTACCGCCGCCATCGAAGTCTCTGCTTGTGATTGCAGTTCGTGCCCCGCGAAATCATCGCGCCGGACCATACCACGCTGTGTCTGTAGATCAGCCATTTGCTACCTCATCTTCCATTTGAATCGCGGGCGATGTCATGTCGTGAAACGATCCGCCAGTGATGATTGCGGCAGAGTTATCGCATTTCTTGCAGGCGTAGACATCGCCCGCATAGCAATGCCCCTCGCCGAATCTGAGCTTCTGCCCTGTTTTTACGCACGTCATTATGCGGTGGCACCAAGTGCAGATCATCACGGCTGCCCCTCCTCCCTTAGTGCATCAATCACTCTCTGCATGGCACCCTCTCCGTTGTCGCGGTCATAGCAAAACTCCACGATTTCATCATCACCATCAGGCAAACTTATTTTCATAACCCTGCCCTTGATGTAGTCGAAGTAATCGCTTTGGGCGAGAAGCCTTTCCGCATCCTTCCTCTTCATTGGCGTTGGGTCATAGTGCAAAAACCCCATGCCATGTGGCTGTGCCGCGTTGTAGAGCGCCGCGAGCACATCGGCGCGATTGAGTCCAGCGATTGAAACACTCACGGCTGCACCTCCGCTTTCCGTGTCTTGCTGCCCTTCAGTCGTCCCGGTTTCGGCTTCGCCTCGATCTGCTTCGCCTTTGCGATCCGCTGGCCGATTGCGATCAGCGTATCGTACTCGTCAGTCTCCGGATTGCGCATGGCCGCGAGCATCTGAAGGTGTCCCTGAATCGCCTCTGCCGGCGCATTCAGCCATTCGTCCACTTGGGTCAGCACTCTCTCGCTGAGCCCCTCTTTGCGTTCTTCCATCGTCTTGTCCTTTCTCTCGCGTGGGGTACGCCCACGAATCTTTGCACATGCCAGTTTCCCGGCACACTTTCAAATTGCACTCACGCCGCGTCATGGGGCAGGTGAATGTCATTGCAACCATCTCCACGTGATCGCCGCGGCTACCGCAGCCATCGCCACGGCGACGGGCCAGTGATCCACCCGCACCGAATACGATTCCTTAGTGATTCGCGGCTTAGATTTCGTCATCTTCGTATTTCTCTGGCAGTTGGTCATTGTCCAGCAGGATGTACCCGAGCGTTTCCATGATCGCTTCCTGCCGCGCATCCAGATTCTTTTCCGCGTCCAATGCGCGGACGTAGGTGTCATACACTTTGCGGAGTTTTCTCAACCGTTCCGCTTGGTGCGATTGCTCCCACAGTCTGTTATTCATGGCTTCCTCATTTCCGCGAGTGCTCGCGTCAGATCCATGGACGCGCGGAAACGTACTGCCATGACTTCCGCCAGTTTGATGTTCTCGATGGTCATTTACTCCTCCAAGTCCACAACGTCTTCGATCTTGCGCAACCGAGACGCAATGAACAGGGTAGGCGCTCTGAGGTAGTTGCACATGAACTCGGCTTGGCTAAACGAAAAGCCAGCCTCAACCGCCAGCTCTATGAACTTCTTTTCTTCTTCGTGTGTCACGATCTCTACCCCCTCATCCCGAATTTCCGTCGGCAGCTTGCGCACAGCAGCGCGTCGTCCTGCCTGTAGCCCGTCTCAGCCTCGATCCGGCTACTCGACACCACCCGCACGTCCGTGGTCACCTCGTCGCAGTTGTCGCACGCCGTGCCCACGTCGTCGCCTTCGAGATCCGTTGCGTCTAGGTAGTGTGGATTGCTCATGACTTTCTCCCTCCTAACATTAAAAACGCGAGTCCAGTCACGGTAAACAAGAATTGCGCCCACAGCACCTCGTCGATTTTCGCGTGGACCCCGAGAATCAGCAACACGAATGCCCACCGTTCATAAACGCTCATGCCCGCTCTCCCTTCGCCGAAATCTCCTCGATGCCGAGGATAGCCCCCGGCGCGATCCATCGCGGGGTAGTTTCCGATTCCAAGAGCTCGACAGATCTTAGGTCGCTAGATACGTACATGCCCACTGCCCTAACCGATCTGGCAATATCACCAAGAAAAACGGCGTTCGTGTACACACACTCGGGATAGATCACATCACGATCAAACCCGCGTACTGCCAGAAACGTTATCTTGAACCGCTTCATGCCAGCTCTCCCTTCGCCTTCGCGAGGGCCGCCCGCGCTGCGCAAGCCTGCTTGTCACCCTTAAATTCGTTGCACTTGCGACAGCAAACAACGAGATTAGACTTCGCATGCTCTCCGCCAGATATGCGGGGGATGATGTGGTCGAAGCCGCGCGGGTCGGCTGTACCCCAGGGAGAGCGTCTATCTGCGCCTCCAGTTCCTTGGTGATTCGGTACGGCAGGTCGAACGTAGTCACTGGCCCGTATGGGACCAAGTGTATTTGGGTTGGAATTTGAATGGTTGCCATGAGAAAAAGATACCATGCGTAGCGCTACGCATGCAAGAAAAATGTTGACCCTGCCACAAGAAACTTCTATCCTGTATTTGATGACGTTCAAACAGCACCTGCGAGAGTACTTTTCCGAGCGGTCTATTAGGGCTGCGGCAAAGATTCCCAAAGCGAAGCGGGTTGATAGGGCAAAATTGGCGGCTGACGCCAGATGGGGATCATCCGGGGAATATCCGTGCCACAACTGCGGCTTGGTTTTACGATCCTACAGGCAGTTGAAAATTCACCGAAACGAAAGCCCGCCATGCAAGCCAAAGCGTGGCAGGCCGAAAAAGGGAACTTCTGTGGTTACGAGCCCTGCCGCTAGATACGCTAAAAAATTCAGGGAGGAGAACCCAGAGAAGGTCTTGGCGCATAAGGAACTAAGGTTAGCGGTAAGGAAGGGGTTGATGGACAAACCTGACAAGTGTTCTATTTGTAAAACCAAATGCGTGCCCAGTGGCCACCACGAGGACTACGATCTGCCGCTAGATGTATTGTGGTGCTGCGCAAAATGCCACCGCATGATACATCTGCAAAAGGCAATACTGGACCAGCCCGAAAAGGGCGCGCAGTCTGCCGCGCAAAAGGATCGGTGGGCAAAGAAAAGTAGAGCGGCGAAGGTGCGTATGGCGAAGGCGATGGCAAAAGCTAGATGGGCAGGAAAACCTCCCGTCAAGTGCCCTGTTTGTGGCATGCCGCATCCATCATTGCGTGCATTGGCAAAGCACCGCATGAAATCACCACAATGCAAAACAAAACGAGGCCGACCGAAGAAAAAAAAGGATTGACATGCGTAAGTTACGCATGTTAGCATTTTGGTATGGCAACCAACCCCTACGAAGCATCGGCCCGCCAGAATAAAGCGTTCGCGCTTGCCTCGCACCTGCACCAGTACGAGGTTAAGGCACACGAAGTGCGCAGCATCACCCAAGAGCAGTGGAAAGCAATCGCCGATCTTATGACGACACTTCGCCGCTGTCTGGATGCTGATGCTCCAGCGATGCATCCCCCGAGCGCCGAGACCATCGCGGAGATCGAGACCATGATGCGGACGCTGGAGAATCCGCGCGATCCGGCAGAGAGCTTTCGGAGGTGCAGGGCATGAAGATAGAACGAGTCAGCAATAGCAATTCCGTAGTACTCAGGCTGAAAACATCGGCGTGCTTCAGCGGTGTTAAGGGCTACATGCTTCGCAATATTGATCTCGTCGATTCCACCATTACATGGCCGAAGACGATCAACTGGCCAGCCATCGGCAGCGTGAGCATCGCGCAGGCCCGCGAGTTTGCCGCCGCGATCAACGCCGTGTGCGATGCGCTGGAGCAGGAGCCGACGCGAGAGGAGAAGTAATGGGATACATGAGACACCACGCGATCATCGTAACTTCGTGCCTTGATGACCATCTTGAGTGGGCGCATCAAGCCGCCATTGGAATGTTTGATAACGTCAGCCCAATCATGCCTTCCAAGATGAATGGCTACCGAAGTTTTTTCATTCCACCGGATGGAAGCAAGGAAGGGCGGGAGGAATCTGACAGAGGCAATGCATACCGCAAAGTGTTTCTTCAGATGACAATCGGTAGGGCATTCCCGGATGGCAGTAACCCTCTTGATGTTGTGGAGATTGAGTATGGAGGAGACGAGCCATACAGCATCCAATTGAAAATCAACCGCCCGGCCCGAGAGTTTCAGGAGGAACATCAATGAAGGACCCCGCCTTGCTCGCAGGCGTGGCCGTCTTTTTCGGCTGCCTCTTTGTCCGCAAGTCGCCCAACGCTTTGCTGCTGCACAGCACCCTGCTGGCGCGCGCCTCGTGGCTGCTGGCCCGCGAGATGGCCGAGGGCGCGTGGGCGCGGCGCGGACGCTGGGAAGAATGTAAAGACAGAGCCTGGAGGGAGCGGTAAATGCGATACATGCAAATACAGTGTTGCGTGGAGTGCCCACATAGTCAATCGGCAACGGCTACATTCTACGAGTTTATGAACGCGTGCAGACCTCCAGGAGCGCGCGAATGCACGCTGTCCGGTTCCGTGAGATGCCCTTCGGAAGGATTGCCGGAATGGTGTCCGCTACCAACATTGCCAGAAGCGGAGGAGATATGACGGAGCTTGAGCGCGTTCGCGAGGAGTACCGCCGCATCGAGGAGTACGACGGCCCCGACAAGTGGGGCGCATTGATGGCATCCGCAGATTGGCGCATTGAGGAGATACTGATGGAGCGAGAGCGGCTACAGGCTTACCGCAAGTTTCTGGAGCGCAAACAGCAATACGGCGAGTTTTCCGGCTTCGATCCGGTGTGGATGCCAGATTTTCTGTTCGACTTCCAGAAGCACCTCGTTGATTGGAATTGCCGCAAGGGGCGTTCCGCAACGTTGGCGGATTGTGGACTCGGAAAAACTCCGATGCTGCTGGTATGGGCTGAGAACGTGGTGCGTAAGACCGGCACCCGTGTGCTGATCCTGACGCCGCTCGCTGTGGCCGCGCAGACCGTAGCAGAGGGTGAGAAGTTTGGCATCGAGGTTACTCGGTCACGCGACGGGAAGGTTGGAGGAGCCGGGATATACGTTACGAATTACGAACGACTTCATCACTTCGACCCAAATGATTTCATCGGCTTGGTGTGCGACGAGTCCAGCGCCATCAAGAATTTTAACGGCAAGCGCAAGGCGGAAGTGACGGAGTTTATGCGCAAACTGCCGTACCGCTTGCTGTGTACCGCGACCGCCGCGCCGAATGATTACGTCGAACTCGGCACATCTTCCGAGGCCCTTGGAGAACTTGGCTATATGGACATGCTGGCGCGGTTCTTCAAGAATGATCAGAATACGTGCGACACTAAGACGCTACACCGTCGCCCTCCGTCCCACGGTGGACCAAAGGCGGCAGGGTGGAGATTCAAAGGCCACGCCGAGATTCCATTTTTTCAATGGGTGTGCTCATGGGCGCGGGCTTGCCGCAAGCCGTCTGACCTTGGGTTCAGCGACGAACGTTTTGTTCTCCCAGAACTGATCGAGCGCGAGCACATTGTCGAGGCCCGTACGTTGGCAGACGGGATGCTGCTCTCTCTCCCAGCAACGAACATGAAGGAGGAGCGCGAGGAGCGGAGGCGTACCATCACGGAGCGCTGTGAGAAAGCGGCCGAGTTGGTGATCGGCACTGGTGAGCCTGCCGTTCTGTGGTGCCACCTGAACCCCGAGGGCGACCTCCTTAAGCGCCTGATACCGGGCAGTGAACAGATCAGTGGCTCTACCCCTGATGATCGCAAGGAAGAGATATATGAGGCATTTGCGAGCGGTCAACTGAAAGACCTTATCACCAAGCCGAAGATAGGCGCTTGGGGCTTGAATTGGCAGCACTGTGCGCATGTGGTGACCTTTTCTTCCCACAGCTATGAGCAGTATTACCAAGCCGTTCGACGCTGCTGGCGTTTCGGACAGAAACGTAAGGTCACGGTAGACCTCATTGCCACCGAGGGCGAGCGCGGGGCGAAGGAAAACATGCAGCGCAAGTCTGCCAACACTGACCGCATGTTTACGATGTTGGTTGAGCACATGAATGATGCGCTCAGTTTAGATAGGTCAGTGAAATATGAGAAGGAAGTTCAGGTGCCGTCATGGATATAACGTTCCGCCAAGTTCAGGCAAACCATCGTAGGTGGCTCGAATACAATTTCGGGACCAAAGTGGAGTCTTACCGCCCGCTACTCGGCATAGTGGAAGAAGTTGGAGAACTGGCGCATGCGCATCTGAAAGAAGTGGATGGGATTCGTGGCACGCCAGAAGAGTTGCAGATGAAGGCGAAGGATGCGGTAGGTGACATAGTTCTGTTTCTCTGTGGGTATTGCACCACGCGCGGCTTTAGTTTGGAGGAATGCGTAGAATACGCATGGAGTTCAGTGAAGGAAAGGAACTGGAAGAATGGCAATATCTGATCAGAAGATCACGGACAAGTACGCCGCATATAACGGCGACACCATGGAGGTCCTGCCGACACTGAAGGCTGGCAGCGTCCACCTGTCGGTGTATTCTCCACCGTTCGCCACGGACTCAGGCGGGGCGCTGTACAGCTATTCTTCATCGGAGCGCGACCTGTCAAACTGTCGATCTTACGAAGAGTTCTTCGAGCAATACGAGTTCATTGTTCGCGAAATCAATCGTGTCACGATGCCGGGGCGCATGACGGTTGTTCACTGCATGGACGTTCCCGGTTCCAACACTGGCAATCAGGACTACTATGTTGACTTCCCCGGTGACATCATCAAGTTGCACGAGCGCTGCGGGTTTAAGATGGCATCGCCACGTATCACGATATGGAAAGAGCCGCTGGCGGTGCGCAACCGCACCATGACGAAGGCTCTGGCCCACAAGAGCGTGGTAGAGGATTCGTGCGATTGCTGCGTGGCCGGAGCAGACTACCTTCTGATATTCCGCAAGAGCGGCAAAAATCCCGTCCCAGTGACACATGCGCATGGGCTGATGAAGTATGCTGGCGAGCGTGAAGTTCCCCGCGAATTGCACCGCTACCGTGGGTGGAAAGGGAACCAGATAGAGAACAGGTACTCGCATTGGATATGGCGTCAATACGCTTCCTGCGTGTGGGATGACATCCGGGGGAACACCGGAAAGCGCAGCGTGACAGGTGTTCTGCCATTCCGCGAAGCACGAGACGAGGAAGATGAGAAGCACGTACACCCGCTGCAATTGGATGTGATCGAGCGCGTATGCGAGTTATGGTGCAACCCCGGCGAAACGGTGTTGACGCCATTTATGGGAGTTGGCTCCGAGGTATGCGGAGCAATCTGGAACGGTCGTCGCGGGGTTGGCATCGAGTTGAAGCCGTCGTACTATCGGCAGGCCGTGAAGAACATCGAGCAGGTGTTGCGCGACTGGTTGGAGTCAGCGGTTAACGAGCACCTGTTTGCCGATGAATTGGCAGAGATGGAAGATACGGAAGTGGGTTAACCCGCATGATCCCGGCAGCAGCGGCAGGAAAGACTCGAGCACTCTCGGGGGAGGGTGTCTCGTTTTGGTTGCCACCCCTGCCGCTGCTCCCGCGATCAGCGGGTATTTTGAAAGAAAGAAAGGAGTGCTTTTCCTACGAAAGCTTAATGTTTGGTTGAACGGATAATGTGACGCCGGGGTCGTAACAGCCTCGGCGTGGGGCTAAGCGCAAGGTAGGGTTCGAGGCCCGCTGGTCCACCCTGGGCCAGTAGTGTAGTTGGGAGCACGGCGCTTGGCTCCACGCAGGGGCTGAATGCCTCACGAGATAACCCACTAACCAATGACTGGGAGAGGAGAAGTTGAATGCCAGCAGGTCATGACTGCGAAGCGTTAGGAACAGACGGATGCTCGGCAGAGCGCCGGAACGACGTGAAATCTCCCTCCTCTCCCGCCCTAGGGTTTGGAAGTTTGTTTTCGGGAATTGGAGGAATGATGTACAATGGTTTTATGCCAAGAGGATCTACTCCCAAAGTATACCCCCACGACATGGTATCTAAGGTGGAAAGCCTATACAGAGAAGGATCTACCCAATCAGAAATAGCATTTAGCCTAGGAACATCACAAAAGGTTATTTGGCGGCTGATGGCACGTCACAACATTAAGGCACGCACAGCTGCAAAAAGAGATCAGCGCGGTTCGAATAACCATATGTGGAAGAGTGGAGACGCATCATACAAAGCATTTCACCAACGCATTCAAAAACTGCGCGGAAAGCCTCAGAAATGCGAAGTTTGCGGTGCGTGTGGCCCCGGCAGGACATACGATTGGGCCAATTTGAACTCCAGGTACGATGATCCATCAGACTATATGAGGATGTGCCGTTCTTGCCACTGGAAACACGACAAGAAGCATCTAAACCTAGGTGCCTATGCACAGATTGGAGGTGTTAAATGCCTGCAAAACAGCTAACTTTCGGTTCGTTGTTTTCAGGCATCTGACCGGAGGATTAGATCTTGGGCTGGAACGCGCTGGCATGGAGTGCCGGTGGCAAGTTGAGAAAAGCAAGCAATGCAGAAACATTCTTACGCGGCACTGGCCGGAAGTACAAAGGTTTGAAGATGTCACAACAGCAAGGCCGCCATACGCAGATGTTATTGCCGGGGGTGATCCCTGTCCAAGCCACAGTAAAGCTAGGTCAACATGGGGATCAATCCATCCCGACCTTTCCGGATACTTCCTTGCCGTGGTCGCAAGACTTCGCCCTTGGTGGGTGGTCCGCGAGAATGTTCCTTCACCAAGTTCTGCAATCTTCAGCACGGCACTGGACGCCATCGGATACGGAAGCGTTATTGTTGAAATCAATGCCGCTGGTGTTACAGGCCAGTCCAGGTTACGTCAGTTCGTTATCGGACGCCGTGAAGCCAGCGGGGAATGCATTGCTGAAATCCTATTGCAGCGAGAAGATGTTGCATGGACTGCTGCGAAGAGCACTGCGCAGGGCACGGTCGCTGCGTGTCTTACTACGCACCCATGCCGATATGACACCCGCGACAATTACGTTTGGGACGGGGTTGGACTGCGAATCTTGGACGGCGACGAGCGAGAAAAACTTGCCGGGTTCCCTGCTGGATGGACTGATGGATTTTCTGAAAGCACGCGCGCCAAGGTGTATGGAAACGCCGTCGTGCCGCAAATCGCGGAGTGGATCGGCCGGCGGATCATCGAAGCCGAAGCCGCAATCAGGGGGAGAGATGGAAACTGAAATCGTGCTCGCAGACATCGTGCTGCCGTGCGTTTACGCGTGCGGGGAACTTATCGAAACCACGGAGCAGTTGGAGCGCCACGTCGAACGTGGCTGCATGGAGATGCCAATGGTAAGGCCATTTTACTGTGGATCGCAATTCTCTGACTGGACCGAGAAGAACTGTGACCACTGCAAGAAAATCGAGAGATGCGACATTAAAGATGCACTGTGGGAAGCCTACGTCGGTGACGGCAACGTATCGCACGAGATCGGAAAGCGGATGAACTACAGCTCCGATCAGCCGGGTTACTATAGCTGGCCGTGCAACGAAGTTGAGAGCACAACACCAGAGCACGCCGAAGCGGTTCGCAAGTGGAGGGAGAGAGATGACGGGCACAATCGCTGACATCCACGTAACGGAGCCAATCGGCACGATTCGCGTCGCAATACGACGCGGGCCTAAGGGGGAGCCGATAAATGTGCGCGACATGCTGGTCGATCTGATGTGGCCGCCAGTGGACCGCACGGACAGTTACAGGCACGATTGCGGATGCAGGGAGGTGTACGCGGTGTCGGATGGAGAGGAAGTACGCGCCGCCTTCGGATTGCCCAAGACCAACGATCAGCGCTTCGTGTGCGCGTGCTTTTTTGTGGAGGTGCCACGATGACAAAGAAGCAGACAATCAAATGGGCGATGGTCAGGCTGCGAAAGGGAGCGCAAAACGGACTGGCCCCGCTTCCTGTAGCGGTAGAGGAAGAAATTGCGCGCGCCTACGAACTCGGGCGCATCGTGGGCTTGCGGGAGGCGGAGAAGATCGTCGATCCCCCGCCTGATAGTCCATGCGTGAGCGCGGAGGAGTACGCGGTTGCCAGCGATTGGCTTAACGCAATGGCGGTACAGATCCGCAAGCACGCCAACAAGCTGGCGAAGAAAGCGAGGAAGCATGCCAAGTGAATGGGCAAACAAGATGGTTCTAGCTAACTCTATCGGCGAGGGGTGGAGCCTAGGCGAAATGGATTTCATTGCGCGTATGCTAGACGCCGCCCGCAAGCATGGGAGGAGCGAGAGCTTGGCCGAGATCGTCGAACTACGCAGGGACAAGGAACGGCTGGATTGGCTGCTCAGTCCAAATGCTCACCAGTCCCGCATCGCGGCATGGCTGTGGGGCATAGCCACTGAATTGTGCCCCATTGATTACACCGAGGCGGACAAAACGGAAAAATGGGGGCGAGCGGCCATCGACGCCGCGAGGAAGGGAGAACCGAAGTGAGAGACATACAAGCCGACGTGCGCCAATTCATGGCCGCACTCCTGAAGGATCAGGGGTGGGAGGGATAGCCATGCCTCTTGATCTATCCACTATCAGCGAAATCACA